ATGAAAACCCAAAAAGAAAGATTAATAGAAAAAATCGAAAATGCGGAAAGCAGGAAACAAGATTGGCATCGTGCAGAAATCGTCGCGGCAGTTCGCAAACGTGGGAAAACAATTACTGCTCTATCAATCGAATCCGGATTGAGCGCGAATACATTAAAAAGCGCGTTGCAGTTTAAATATCCAAAAGGCGAACGGATTATTTCAGACTTTCTCGGCGTACCACCTCAAGAGATTTGGCCTAGCCGTTATCCCGAACAGGTTTAAATTACTCGAAAGAATAAACAAAAGTTTATATCAGGAGCTGTAAATGAGCAACACCATATCGTTAGAGGAGCTGAAAAATTTAAGTTTGCCAAATCTACCAAAAAATATCGAAAGCATTAGATACCGAGCCAAAACACAAGGCTGGCCGTATATCGAAGAAGTTGGCAAAGCTCGCGGAGGTCGTCTGAAAAAATACTTAATCGCCTCCCTCCCCGCCGAAATCCGAGCCGCCATTATGAAACGGCAGTCGGACGAACTGGCGGAGAAGATGCCGAAAAACCTGCCCCAAATCAGACAAGAGAAAACGGCGATGTCGCCTCAAGTCTTGGCGGAAGCGGCAAAGCGGCTGAACGAGAAACAACGGTCGGTGGCGGATGCGCGATGCGCAGTGGTGGCGGCGGTGTTGGGTATCAAATATCAATACGGTTGCTCTGCCAAGGTTGCGGTGGCTCAGTTTTTGAGGCTGCTGGCGGAGGGTAAGTTGGACGAGGTTACGCTCGCCAACTTGGAAACGGCCAATGACCGCAGTCGGTCGGCAAAGGTCGGTGAGCGTACTTTAGACGGCTGGATATCTGCTTATTTGAAAGCGGAAAACGCGACGGAGCGGCTGGTTGCTTTGGCTCCGAAGACAACGAAGGCGGTCAAACCGATTGAGAGCTACGGTTGGTTGCCGATGTTTATGCAGTTTCACAATATTCCGTCGGCTCCGAAGTTGGCACACAGCTACCGCCGATTTGTGCAGTGGGCCGAGGCGGAAAATATGCCGGTTAACGATGTGCCTAACTTGAGTATGGTGCGGCGCGTTTGGGAAAAGCTCCCGCTGATTATGCAGGAGCGCGGCAGGAAAACGGGGGCGGCTTATAAATCGCTGCTGCCTTATGTGAAACGTGATTGGGGTGCTTTGAAGCCGAACGATGTTTGGATCGGCGATGGCCACAGCTTTAAGGCGAAGGTGGCGCATCCGGTACACGGCAGGCCGTTTAAGCCTGAAGTTACGGTGATTATTGATGGTTGCACGCGGTTTGTGGTGGGATTTTCGGTCTCTCTCGCTGAAAGTTGTGTGGCGGTGTCGGACGCTCTGCGTATCGGGGTCAAGCACTATGGTTTGCCGATTATCTATTACTCGGATAACGGCGGCGGTCAGACGGGTAAGACGATAGACCATGAAATCACGGGTATCACGTCCAGACTGGGTATCCGACATGAAACGGGTATCGCGGGTAACCCGCAAGGGCGCGGCATCATCGAGCGATGGTGGAAAGACAATCTGATTGAGATGGCGCGCCAGTATGAGACGTTTGCGGGCGCGGGGATGGACAGCAGCACGAAGAACCTGATGTACCGCAAGATGGAAAGTGCGTTCAACGCCTTGGAAAAAGGCAAGGATTTGACGGAGGAACAACAGAAATATTTGAAAAAACTGCCGAGCTGGTCGCGTTTTATCGCGGATGTGGTCAAGTGTATCGACGAATACAACAACCGCCCGCACGGCGAGCTGCCCCGACATCCTGACGGTGGGCATTATACGCCGAAGGCTTATCGGGAAATGAGGCTGGAACAGGACGGTATCGCGCCGGATATGTTGTCGACGGAAGAGCTTGCGACGATGTTTATGCCGCAAGAGGTGCGAAAAGTTCAGCGCGGTTGGCTGGATTTGTTCAACAACTCTTATTTTTCAGTCGAGCTGGCGGAGTATCACAAGGACGAGGTACGGGTCAGCTACGATTTGGACGATGCGTCGGTGGTCAATGTGTTTGATATGGACGGCAAGTTCATCGCTAAGGCGCAAGTCAACGGCAATAGCCGCGAGGCTTTCCCGACGGCGCGTATCGACCAACTGGCGGAAAAACGCCGAAAAGGCAAAATCAAGCGGGCGGAAAATGCAATCAAGCTCGCGAATGCGGAAGTCAATCCGGCTTTGGAACAGGCTGCAGTTTGGGACGAGCTGGGAAATTTAGGCAGAAACGTCATCGAGGCGGAGTATGCGGTATTGCCGAAAACGGGAACAGACGACGAGATTGTCTTGTTTGAGGCGGATATGTAGTTAAAACGGTTTTAAAACACTTTTAATAAGGAAAACATCATGACAAATACGGTCAACAAAGCACTGCAACAAAAACTGGTTGAATTTAAAGCCAAATCAGGGATGAATCAGACGATGCTTGCGCGCGGTATCGGGGTATCTTCGGCATCTATCAGTATGTACCTGAATGATACCTACGCGGCAAAAGGCGGCAAATATGAAACCATCGAGCCGAAAATCGAAGCGTTTTTAGAGGTACAGGAAAGTAAGGCGCAACGCGAAGAGCTGGTGTTGGGGTTTGTATCGACCAAGACAACCCGACGAATTTCTGAAGTGATGCGCGACGCACACGAAGCAGGCGACACAGTGGTGATCTACGGCCAAGCGGGTTTGGGCAAGACGCAGGCGGTTAAAAACTACTGCGAAAAGAATCCCGCCGCCATCCTGATTGAGGCTAATCCGAGCTTTACGGCTTTGGTTTTGATGCGGAAATTGGCGGCAGCGGCGAAGGTCTCCACGGTCGGCAGCCTGAATGATTTGTTTGAATCGGTATCTGACCGCCTGCGCGATTCGGGTCGTCTGATTGTGGTCGATGAAGCGGAAAACCTGCCCTTGCGCGCCCTTGAGATTATCCGCCGATTGCACGATGACACGGGCTGCGGGTTGGTTTTAAGCGGTATGCCCCGACTGGTAGCGAATTTGCGCGGTAAGCATGGCGAGCTGGTACAGCTTTATAGCCGAGTGTCGGTTGCGCTGAATCTTGGCGATTCGATGCCGGATGAAGAATTGGAAGAAATTGCCAGAGCGGCTATGCCGGAAGCGGATGATGCGACGATTGCGGAACTGGTTAAACAAAGCAACGGCAATACGCGACGGATGAGCAAGTTGACGCGCGGCGCGGTGCGAACGGCGAATAAAAACGGCATCAAAATGCAATCAGGCATCGTCAAAAAATACTCGACATTGATTATCCGATAGGTCGTCTGAAACGGTAAGCCATTGATACGGCTATATATTTTTACCCTAAGATTTTGATAACCAACTGATTTTAAAGGAAAACATAAAATGAATATCGTGAAAAAGTTTGATTGGACGCTGTTTGCGAGCCGCGCGTTTTGGCGGTGGGTGCCGGTCGGGTTGACCGTCGGCGTGTGGGCTTTTGTGTCGGGTATGGCTTTGCATTCCTGCGTGGCGGAAACCGCGCCTGCGGCTAAAGAGCCGACCAAGACGGAAGCGATGGAGCGTCAGGCGGATTTGGATGCTGTGAAGCTGGAGCGTGCCTATGAGCGCATGGACGAAGCGGAGCGTATGAAGGGGGTGGTTTATGAATAAGCGTTTCAGACGACCTCAACGGTTGAACCGAGTGCGACGCCTTGCCCTGAAGCGGGCGGTCGAGGAAATCCGCGCCAAGTATGGGGAGCGGGCGATTATGAAAGGCTGGCGCGAGCCGGAAGGAGAGCGGAAATGATGGAAATTTGGATGATTTGGATGATTTTAGGGGCTGCGCTGGGCGCGGTGATCGGGATGTTTATCTACGCGGAGGGAATTTTGCTCGAAAACGAGCGCCTGCGCGGGATTTTGAGAGTGGAAGTTGCAGGACGGGAGGTATTGGAAGCGTGGATGGACGCGGCATACCGCAGCCGGAAGGGAGGCGGGAAATGTTAACCAAATTGAAACCCTGCCGAGTTTGCAAACAGATGAAGCCTGAAGTGGCATTTGCTTGGACTTGGGATAAAAACGGGGGGCGAAAACGGACGCATCGATGTGCGAAATGTTGGGCGGAGCAGATGGAAAAGGAGGCTCGGGCAAATATGGAACGGCATCGAGAAGAACGCGGGACAAAGTTGGAATGGGGACGCCACGCCGTCGCCCGCTCGGTTTGGGGTGACAGTTGGCCTGCCGCTCCCGCCATTATGGAGAACAAGCACTGGACGGCAACGGATACGCGCAAAGCGGATGCCGAATGGGCTTTGAAATTTAGGGAGCGTGTGAAATGAGCTTTAAAAGACGGAACAGCGATTGGCAGGCATGGGGACAACACCGCCGGCGAGCAACGAAGTTTATGGTGAAGCGAAACCGCGAGCAGGCAATCGCGGAATATCAGGCGCAGTTTGAAGATCAGGACGGCAAAGGTCGTCTGAAAAAGGAAGGGAACGAAAAATGAACGAAAAAGATTTAATCGAATGGCTGGAAGACCGTGGAGAACTCATGGTCATGAAAAAGGACGGTGAGGGTTTTGTGATCGCCGCCCGCGCGCCGGACGGGATTTGGAAGACTGCCGAGGCGCAATCGCTGGCTCTGGCGATAACAGTATGGGAGGAGATGAGATGAATATTGCTAAACCAAATAAAGAAGACCTTGATGCAGTATGGGAGCTGGTCGCGTTTTTAAACAAAATTGAGCAGGGTTTGAATCCGATTTACCAACCTGCCGACCCAGAGGATGAAGACGATTTCGAATATCTGAGTGATGCGCCTGCGGATGAAGTGTTTGAAGCTTTGGAATCTAAGTCTGCCAACGCCAATTTGCCTTGGATTATGACCGTATTAGATACCTTGCTGTCTTCGAATAACGACATTGTTGACCAAGAATCTAGTGTTTTGGATTTTTCCCCGAAATTTAAACAGGCTGTAAAGGATACGGAAAGATTGGATTTCTTAATCGAAGTCGGGTCAGCCGAATTTTTAAAAGAAAATGGTGAGAAGGCCTGTTGCAGGTTAACCGAATACGGCATTGGAGGCTATGGAAGCAATTACCGCGAAGCCTTGGATGATGTGATGAAAGAGTGGAAGGAGATGTGATGACTATCGGAATGATGATTTATCTCTTGAGCTGTGGGCTGATTGGTTTGGCGCTGGTGGTTTTGGCACTGATGAGCTTGATTGAAAACTGGTTTAAGCAGCGGACTAAAGCTGTTGTTTTGGATGCCTGCGGTGTGTTTTTTGAGTTGGTTGTTGTCCTTGTGGCGTTTTTGGCGATTCTTGGGGTGGTTAAATGATTGAAATCAGAAGTAAAAACTTTATCGCGTACAACGCGAGTGAGAGTGTGTTGGAAAGCATCATTAAGGATGTTTTTACTGGGTTGATGTTGAGTTTTTGTGTGTATATCAGCCATTGGTCAGCATCAGTGTTTTGGACATTTATCAGCGGCTTAATGTTTTTGTCTTATCTGGGCGTTAGGTTGGGAAGATTGATGCGTGAAAAGCAAATCAAGTTTGAAACTTGGTCAGAATTTAAGGCATGGATCGATAAACAAGCTGAACTTGAAAATCACTTGGCAGGCAATGTTCAGATTGTAAAAGGTAATGGAAATGTACAGGCCGGTGGAAGTGTAAATAAGGAGACACCATGAACATCAAATGCCCGAACTGCGGAGCGGTGCATAGCCTGGACAGTTTAATCAACGATGCCGACGCATCGGCTGTATTAAAGGCTGTGTTGGAAATGGACGTGGAGATGGGCAAGGCGGCGATACGGTATGTCGGCTTGTTCCGACCTGCCAAGTCCCAGCTCTCTTGGGCGCGTACCGCGAAGCTGTTGAACGAGTTGATGCCGATGATGAAAGCGCAGACTGCGGAGCGCGACGGGGTGTCCTCCCCCGCTCCCGCCGAGGCTTGGCTGCACGGCTTTAACGAAACCGTCAACGCCCGCGACCAAGGTCGTCTGAAACTGCCGCTGAAATCACACGGTTATTTGCTGGAAATTGTGAGCCAGTGGCAGGGTTCGGGGTTGCCCTCTCCCCAGCCCTCTCCCACGGGGAGAGGGGGCGAAGGCGGCGCGCCGTCCAAATTGCGGCAGGGTGTGGCAGCCCTGGGCGCATGGGCCGGCGAAGATTGGGCAAAACAGGAAATCGCGGCAGGATTTGCATTGCTCGCCGCACTCAATCTGCCCAACCGCCCCGCGGCGCAAGACCTGCCGGTAGTCGCGGAAATTTGGTATCGGAAACTGATGGAAACCAAGGAAATCGTCTCTCCGGAGTATGACCCGATACGGATTCAGACAGGATTTAAGGTGTTGCAGCAGTCGGAAACATGGCCGCAACCCGCCGAACTGCTCCGCAACCTGCCGCCACGGTTGATACCCAGAGCGATGTTGGCAAAGCCTGCGCCGGATAAAGTAAAAGGCCGTCAGAAAATGGCGGAAGTGAAAGATGTTTTAAGCAAGAAAGGTAAGTGAAATGAAAGAGTATGTTTTTAAAATTGTTGCGGAAAATGGTATTTGCCGCGTTGAGTTGCCCGAAATCACGTTGAACAACGAATATGAGGTGCCGGATGTTATGGCGGCATTAACAAGGGAGTTTTTAGATAGTATGAGCAGAGATGCCGTCCTAGATGGCGATAGTTTTATGGCTGATGCTATTGCCGATTTGAAAGCATTGCAAGCGGTCAAAAATTTGAGAGACGCAGCAGAAAAAGTAAATTAAGAAAGGAAAAAAACATGGCTAAAGCTAAAAAAACCAAAACTGAAGCCCTGACTGTGGGCATTCAAGACCGCGCAGACGCATCGGTGCAAATCAAACGCATGGGCGATTTGCAGCGTGAAATCGAGCGTATCCAAGCCGACCACAATGATAATGTGGCCGAGCTGCAAAAACAGGCAGACGAGCGTGTTGCGCCCCTGATGGCGGAAATCAATGCCATCCATGCAGGCGTACAGGCATGGAGCGAAGCAAACCGCGATGCGCTGACCGATGGCGGCAAGGTCAAATTTGCCGACCTGACCACCGGCATCATCCGTTGGCGGAACAACCCGCCAAAATGCAGCGTCAGCGGTGTTGATGCGGTGCTGGCTTTATTGGAGTCCAAGCCCGACTTGGAACGCTTTATCCGCGTGAAGAAAGAAGTCAATAAAGATGCGGTATTAAACGAACCTGAGTTTTTCGCCGACAACCCTGTGCCGGGAATTAAGATTGTGCAGGGTAAGGAGTTTTTCAGTGTTGAGCCGCATAATCAGGAGTTGGCGTGATGGAAAACGGAAATTTAAATACCGATGAGCTGGAAGTTTTAAGAACTGCCGCACGCGATTCCTTCTACATCCATGCTCAAGTCGAAAACGCCAACCGCAAATTGGAAACTGCTCTTCGAGTGTGGGAAAAAGTAAAAGAAGGAGAAAAAGAGGCTATACGCGCCCGAAAAAAAGCCTTTATTTATTACTGTGTCGGGGTAGTTTGGTTTTCTCTTTCGTTGATTTTATCTTTTTTGGTTGTTTAAAGCTTGATTAAAGGCCGTCTGAAATGGGGTTTAAAACCTGTTTCAGACGGCCTTTTTCATGTCTGTCCGTTTCGCAAAAAAAAACAGTGACTTACTACAACATATGGTATTTTATCTGTATAATATGCGTTAATTAATCAATATATTGTGTTTTAGGGGTTTGAAATGAGCCGTGCGTTGATTGCGAAAATTAAAGTCGCTCAAAAAGAGCTTGGTTTGGATGATGCGACGTATCGCGCGGTCTTGGAGCGTGTGACGGGCAAACGGTCGTGTACCGAGTGCAGTATCCCTGAGCTGGAGCGCGTGGTCGAGGATTTGCGCCAGCATGGGTTTACGCCGAAAAAGACGGCGGGGCAACGACCGAACCGCCGCGAATCTGCCGACCCGATGATGCGGAAAATCGAAGCCCTGCTGCTGGATAACGGCTGGACTTGGAATTATGCGCACGGTACGGCGCGAAGAATGTTTAAGGTTGACCGCGTGGAATGGTTGTCCGACGGCAATATGCACAAATTGGTGGCGGCTTTGCAGATTAGTGCGAACCGCAAGAAAAAGGAGAAAACGGGATGAGCTTAAATTGGGAGATGACGGAGCAGGATTTCAAGGATGTGGAACATCTGCTGCCGCACAGTGTGGTGGCGCTGATTACGGTCATCGGGCTGGAGGCGGCGTTTCACATGGTTAAGGTTTGGGGCGGGACGAATTACCCGATTTCCAACCGCCGCCGCAATACGCGTCAGAGCCGAATCTTACACGAGCAATTGGTCGAGGATATCGGCGAAGAAGCGGCGGGACGATTGGAGCGTGCTTATGTCGGGCAGCCTTTCTTGGCAATCCCGCGCTGCTGGGATGCGATGCGCGAACTTCGCAACCGGTTCATCCGCCGCCAATATGATGCGATGAGCGCGGAGGGTTTGAGCGATTTGTTTATTGTGCGCGAACTGGTGTTGGCGCATAAGCTGTCGACGCGAAATATCCGATACATTCTGAAAGAGGCCGACCGCGAAGCGGCGGCAAGGGCGCAGGCTGATTTGTTTGCGGCTTAGTTTTTGTTGTGCTTGTGTTGAGAGTGGACCTTTTACCCTGCCTTCGGGCGGGGATTTTTTTTGCCTTTATTCCGCTGAATGCAAGCCTGACGGGGCTTGGCGGTCGTCTGAAAAGGTTTAATGGGGTTTTCAAACTATCCTTTGTTTTTAAATTATCCATTTGAGGTATTTATGGCTCAACAAAAAGAACTCCCTTGGGTGGCTGAAGCGCGAAAGTATATCGGTCTGACAGAAATCCCCGGTAAAAACCACAATCCGACCATTTTGAATTGGCTGCACGGGCTGAAAGCTTGGTGGAAAGACGATGAGACGCCGTGGTGCGGCGTGTTCGTCGCCCATTGCCTGCGAATCGGCAATCGAGACATCCCGAAGGATTGGATGCGCGCCAAAGAATATGCCTTTGCCGGTAAACGCCTGTCAAAGCCTGCTTATGGCTGCCTAGTGGTGTTTACGCGCCAAGGCGGCGGCCATGTCGGTTTTGTGGTCGGTAAGGACAAGGCAGGTAATCTGCTGGTTTTGGGCGGTAACCAAGGCAACCGCGTCAGCATCGCGGCATTTCCGGAATCCCGAGTGGCTGCGTATGTATGGCCGTCTGTCGGCGGTGCGCCTCTTGACCCCGCTCCGGAGCGTTACAACCTGCCATTGGGCGGTGCGGCAATGAGCAGGAGCGAGGCATGAAAAAGTCTTTGATTGCTTTATGTATTGCCCATTGTGCAAAGTTTAAAAACGGTTTTGGCGTCCCGCCGTTACCTGAAATCAAAATCACGCCAAGCCCTGTTCGGGTAGGCTCTTTGAAACAACATCCAAGCCTGCGCTTGGGTAAATCGGGTGTGGCAGCCGCGAAACGTGCGGCGCGTAAACGCAAGAACCGTCGTTAATCATGGGACAGGTTGCGTTTTACGAAAAGATGATTGAGCAATGGTCGCGCAAAAGCCGTGAGGCAAGCGAACGGGCGGACTTACCTGCGTTTGAATTTGCGGAACATGAATTAGCCAATTATCGGGAAATGCTGAAACGGCATCTGCAAAACGGGAGTGTGAAATAAATATGCGGATTTTCGATATTTTCAAAAACCCTGCGACAGGTAATGTGTCGCACTCGAAACTGTGGGCAAACATCGCCTGCGCGGCGGGTACGTTCAAATTTGTGATGTTGCCCGACCCGTCGGCGGAAATTTGGGCGGTGTATCTCGGCATAGTCGGAGGATACGCTGTAGCGCGTTCGCTGGTAAGCGTGAAGCGACAGGAGGTCGAGAATGACGCTCAAACTGTTGACGAATAAATGGGTGCTGAGTGGCTTGGCTGCCATTTTAGCGCTGATTTTGGCGGCATCGTATCAGCAAGGCTACAAGACGGCATACCAAAAACAGCAGGCAGTTATCGACAAGATGGAAAAAGACAAGGCGGATGCCTTGAGGCTGTCGGCTCAAAACTACGCCCGCGAGCTGGAGCAAGCCCGCGCGGATGCAAAACAATCTGAAGCCAAAGCGCACGCCGTCGGCGTGGCTTTGGCGCAAAAACAGGCGGAAGTCAGTCGTCTGAAAACGGAAAACAAAAAGGAAATATCACATGTGCTTACTCAAGACCGTCAAAATGCAAGCGGCAGTTGTATTGACGGCTTTGGCCATCACGGGCTGCAGCTCTACAACCGCGCCCTCGGCTACGGAAATTAAAATTGTCGAAAAGGCGGTCATGCCGACACCGCCCGCCGCGTTGATGGTCGCTCCAGTGCGCCCGAATGCGCCGCAAGACGGTAAGACGGCAACGCTGTTGGAACATGCCGCTGAGTTTGGCGGCTATGTTGCCGAACTTGAAAATCAGAATGCGGCATGGCGAGAGTGGGTGGATAACCACTTGAGCAAAGTCGGCGACTAACAAAAAAGCCCGCGTAGGGCGCGGGCTTAGGGTAAAAGCGGATTTTATACCTCTTTTACAGGGGTCGCGGCGGTAGTGCTTTTCAGCAAATCGACTGCGTGCTGGCAGTTTTGCTTGCTGGTGTAGCCTTCGCCCTGAGCGATGATTTCATGGTTGGCTGCTTTCAAACGCCAACGGTATTCGCCTTTTGCGTCTTTATAGATTTCAAAATACATAAGGTTTCTCCTATGAATGAGTACACGTTTTCTTACCGCTTTGACGGCAAGTCCTGGTCATTGAGCATTTGGGCGGACAGCCCTGAAGAAGCCCGGGCAAAATTTCGGGCTGCACGGGAAAATGCGCAGTATGACGGCGAAGTTGTAACAAAGATTTATACATTTGTAAATATTTCGTGGGTTAAGAAGTTGTACAGACGGATAAAATATTTAATGGGTATCAAAGAATGACCTACCGTGAATTAGTTGAGCGTCAGTTGGCTGTGCGCCATGCCGATTTGGAATTGGGCTTAAGCCGCGCCCGCGAACAAGAGCCGTTTGTCATCCATGTTTCTAATCTGCTGGATAAGGCAGGGTTTGAATATACGGTACGAATGAATAAGGATTTTCAGACGACCTTTAACCTTGAATATCCAAATACAAGCTACGACACCTTTAAGCGTGCAGTTTGGCAGACGATTTCGGCGTATTACTGCGTTTGTAACGATGGGGATGGACTCGAAATTTCCAGTAATCGCCCTGACGGCTACTCCGTCCGTATCGTATTCGGCGATGTGCCGGTTTAAAGGGGTTTTAAATGGACTTTGAATTTGGTTTTAAAACCCTGTGGCCGATTGCGACTGCCGCGTTTTGGTTTTGGGTCAACGGCATTTCGGGTCGTCTGAAAGAGGCAGACAAGCGTATCGACGACCTTAAAGAGGAGCTACACAATGTCAAGCTCTCCTATCACACCAAGCAGGACGCCCAAGCCGACCGAAAAAATATCGCGGCGTCTTTGGAGCGTATCGAAAGCAAACTTGAAAAAATGAATGAAAAATTAGACAGGAAAGCGGACAAATCATGAGCGACCCGATTTTAGAAGCCTTGGCGCGTATCGAAGCCAAACAGGATGACCTGCTCGCCAATCAGGCGCGCATGGACGAGGAATTGCAGCAAATCAAAAAAGACTGCAAGAAATCTGCGGCGGTTTATGGCGGTCTCGGCGGCGTGATTGTAACGACCGGCTGGGAACTGTTGCGAGCCAAGTTCGGAGGCTGATATGGCACACCCGAAAGAAACCCGCGAAAAGCTGCGCCGACTGTACGTCAGCGATGGGCAGACGCTCGAAATCGCGGCGATGATGTGCGAAATCCCGACCGCGACCGCCCGTAGTTGGAAACGCGCCGCCAAAGAGACCGGCGACGATTGGGACAAAGTACGCGCCGCCCATACTTTGGCCGGAAGCGGTATTGAAGACTTGAGCCGCTCGCTGTTAACAGGGTTTTTAGTCCAATATCAATCGACGATGACGATGTTGCAAGACACGTCGGTCGAGGAGCTGATGCCGTCCGAGCGCGCCAAATTGTTGGCGAGCCTGTCCGACGCGTTTACCAAGACGGTGGCGGCGAACGCCAAAGTGATGCCGGAAACGTCAAAACTGGCGACGGCGATTGAGGTGTTGGAATTGTTTGGCGAAGTGGTCAAAGAGCGATACCCGCAGCACTTGCAGGCTTATGTCGAGCTGGTCGAACCGCTGGGCGTGGAAATTGAAAAGAAATACAGGTAAGCGAAATGCAGAAGGTTGAATACACCCATAAGGGATGGTTTTTATTTTGTCCGATTTGGATTGCGAATTGGGACAGCGAAGTGCCGACAGTTGCGCCACGCTATAAGCTGGAGCCGTTGTTTTGGCTCGCAGACCAGTTTTTTTACTTTATGTCCGCTATGAACGAAATGAAAACGGGAGAGCCATTGCCCTTTTGTTTCATGGTTAATCAAAAGCCGCTGAAAAAGCCGGTTGTCCACTATTACGAATAAAACATGAAGTCCAAAGAGTTTTTAAAGTCGCTTGCCGAATACGCCGCCCAACTCCGTCAAATCATTGAAGCGGAAGTGGACGGCTTTGATGCGTCGCCGGCAGCCATTGCCGAGCGTCGGTCGAAGGTTTTAGACCCGGTCAACGGGTACGAGTATTTCGTAAACACATATTTTCCGCACTATGTCCGCTCGCCCGAAAAGTCGCTGCTGCACAAGTTTTTATTTTCCCGCCTGCCCGAAATCTTGAGGTCGTCTGAAGGCATCAACGAGGCAACCGCCGCCCCGCGCGGCGAGGCGAAATCGACGCTGGTTACGCAACTGTTTACGCTTTGGTGCGTGGTAACAGGACGCAAGCATTACGCGGTCATCGTGATGGACAGTATCGACCAAGCCTATCCCATGCTGGAGGCCATCAAGGCGGAGCTTGAGTTTAACCCGCGCCTTAAAACCGACTTTCCGGAGGCTTGCGGACAAGGACGCGTTTGGCAGGCGGGGACTGTGGTAACGGCAAACGAAGTCAAAATCCAAGTGGCGGGCAGCGGCAAAAAGTTACGCGGTCTGCGCCACGGCCCCTACCGCCCCGACCTTGCCGTCCTTGACGATATCGAGAACGACGAACAGGTACGCAATCCCGAGCAGCGTGACAAACTCGAAACATGGCTGAAAAAAGCCGTCCTCGCCTTGGGCGGTGCGGGGCAGAAGTTTGACGTGATTTATATCGGCACCATCCTGCACTACGACAGCGTGCTGAACCGAACGTTGAACAACCCGTTTTGGCACGCGACCAAGTTTAAAGCCATGCTCGAATGGCCCGACCGCATGGATTTGTGGGACAGATGGGAGGAGCTTTACCGAAACGACGGCGAAGAGGTGGCGCAGGCGTTTTATCTCGCCAACAAAGATGAGATGGAGCGTGGCGCGGTCACTTCTTGGTCGGCTCGCGGTGTGTTGGCACTGATGAAAATCCGCGCCCGCGACGGTCATGCGACATTTGACAGCGAGTATCAAAACGACCCGGTCAGCGGCGAAGATGCGCCGTTTGCCGAAAACATCAAATACTGGTCGGAATTGCCGGACGATTTGGTGTATTACGGCGCGCTCGACCCGTCATTGGGTAAGGCGGGCGCGGGGCGCGACCCTTCGGCGATTTTGGTCGGCGGTTATCAGAAATCAACAGGCCGTCTGTTTGTAACCGTTGCCCAAGTCAAAAAACGCCTGCCCGATTTGATTATCGAAGACGTGATCCGCATCCAAAAAGAGGCGCGGGTCAAGCCTGTTTTGTGGGTGGTGGAGACGGTGCAATTCCAAGAGTTTCTTAAAGACGAGCTGATTAAACGCGGTGCGCGGTCGGGTGTGCATATCCCCGTGCGCGGTATCAAACCGTCTTCGGACAAGATGCTGCGGATTGAGACTTTGCAGCCGCATATGGCAAACGGGCTGATTCTGCTCAACCCTGACCAAAAGACCTTAATCAGCCAGCTGCGCCACTTCCCCAAAGCCGACCACGACGATGGACCCGATGCGCTGCATATGCTGTGGATGGCGGCAACGACGGGCAATGTGTCAAACAGGGCGCGTGCGATTGATTTGCCTGCGCCGATGTTGGAGATTTAAAAATGTGTGATGTGAGAGAACGTATAACCGCTCGTGAAAAAGAGCTGACAGAGGATGTCGAGTACCTTGAGCGTGGTTTGGATAAAGCGATTGCACATCTGCAAGAGGTTGTCTCCTGCTATAAGGCTGGGCGGCTATTAAATCTACATTTTATTGTCGCTGAAATTGAAGGTTTTTTGGCGGCTCGCGGCGAAGAGTATTGATTTTAAGGTCGTCTGAAACCGTTTTCAGACGACCTTTCGGAGTAAAAAAATATGTTCGGATTGATTAAAAGTGGAACTCGGAGAGCCGCCATCAAGACATTGACGAGCGCGACTGAAGACGCGTTGGAAAGCCTGTTTTCGAATATGGAAGGCACGGACGCGCTGCTTTCGCGTCTCGGCGTGGACAGACAGCAGGCATTGGATGCGGTAGTAAGCGATGACGAGGTGGCCGCCTGTTTGGAGGATTTGCACGCGGCCATGCTCAATAAACCTTGGCGGATTTATGGCGAGGACTTGAGCGACGAGGATAAAGACCGCCTGTGGAAAACGCTTAAACGCCACCTGCCCGCGCTTGCCGAAATCGTCCTGACGGCGCGTCTGGGCGGATACGGCGTGGGTCGTTATATCTATCAACCTGAACCCGACGGCTTTTTGACGATTAAACACATCAGCAACAAAAGCGGTGAGCTGGCGAAATATATCCCCTACCGTGACGGCTCGCTGGTGTATCGCGGCACCAGCGGCGAAGAGACTTGCAATACGGATGTGCTGTATCTCTTTATCGCCCATCGTTCGACTTCAACCAATCCTGCGGGCGAAATGGCGGCGGCGCGGCTGTATGCGCCCGTAGCGTTGCGTAAAAAAGGCTTTATCTATGCCGCGCAATTCATCACGCGCTACGCCCAGCCCTATCTGATTGCTAAAATCCAAGCCAACAGCGAGGACGACCACAACGGGTTTATGAGCCGTTTTTACCGCTTTGTCTCCGGCGGCGCATTGAGCATCGACCGCGAGGACGATGTGATGATGCTGCAAAACAGCGCGGATGGTCAGGCATTTCGACGACTGGAAAACCTTGCCAATGCGCGTATCCAAAAAACGCTGTTAGGCAAAGTCAAAACCAGCGACCTTGAGACCGCCAGCCGCGCCAGTCAGGAAACCGAAGAAAATAACCGCGACGAGCGCATCGGCGCGTATCTCGCTCTGCTCTCCCGCGCTGCACAGCACTTTATCGACGCGCTTGTGATGGTCAACAACGCCTACGGCAAGCCGATTAATGCGCCCAAAGGTGTATGGTTTGAGTTTGAAGACGAAATCAAGGTTGATAAAACCCGAGCCGAACGCGACAAGATGTATATGGATACGGGGCAGCTCGTGTTGACCGAAACCTACTACCGCGACATCTTGGGCTTTGAGCCGGAACATTTTGAGCTGCGCGACCCGAAAACGTCGTCTGAAAACCCTGCGCCCGCCAAATTCAGCCTGCGCCTGTCTGACGGCCTTGCCCATAATGCGCCCGATACGGCGGAGCAGGCAATCGCCCGACCGAAGATGGAGGCGGTGTTGGGTTTACTGGAAAGCTGCAAAGACTACGCCGAATTTGAGGCAAAATTGTCCGAGCTTGATTTGAGCAAGGGCGATAATCTCTTGATCCAGCGTTTGGTTTCAGACGGCCTTTCGGCTTGGGCCGACGGAGCGGGCGATGGACGGGATTGAATACAACTTCGCCGGCTTAGTCGATAAAGCCGCTTTCGAGCATTTCAAGGCTAAGAAAATCCTGCCCGGATTCAGTCATTACGATGTTTGGCTGTACCAACACAGCCTTGCGTTTACCGTCGCCAAGATGATGGACGCGGATATGCTCGCCGAAGTCAAAGACGCCATCGAATCCGCGCAACAAAACGGCACGGCGTTTGCCGATTTTAAAAAGCGTTTAAAACCGTATTTGATGGCTAAAGGCTGGTGGGGCGAGCAAGTGATGACCGACCCGCTGGACGGCGAGCCGAAATTGGTACAGCTCGGCAGTACACGCCGTCTGAAAACCATTTTCAACACCAATATGCAAACCGCCTTTGCGGCGGGGCAGTGGCAGCGGATACAGGCAAACAAAAAAGCCTTGCCGTATTTGCGCTACAACCATTCCGCCGCAGGGCATCCGCGCGACAGCCATAAACGCTACTACGGCTTAGTCCTACCGGTTGACCACGACATCTGGAAAGTCATCTTTCCACCCAACGGCTACGGCTGCAAATGCTCGGTTTCCGCCCTGACCCGTCGGCAGGCGGAGCACGAGGGCATCAGCGGCGAGCCTGATGTGGATATGGTCGAGTTTACCAATCCGCGCACAGGTCAAACGGTATTGATACCAGACGACATCACGCCAAGCTTTGCGCACAACCACGGCGACCGATTGGGTGCGATGGACGCACTGTTTGGCGAGCGAAACGGCGAAGAGGCACTGGTCGCCATGATTGCCGAGCGCGAGGCGTGGCTGGACAAGCGGTACAGCGTGCCGTCTGACAAAGTGGCGGTGTTGGCTTTGTCGGACAAGGTATCGGAAAAAGAAGTGCGCAGGCTGACAAAAGAGCAGTCTGCCAACAATACCAAAGACCACGAAGCGAGAGCTGCGGCAGCGTGGCAGGCTGAAACGGGAGACAGGCTGGAAGTGTTCGATTTGGCGGTAGAAAAAGGCAAAGGACAAGCCGATTATCTGATTGTTTCAGACGACCTGCCCCGCGAGGAATGGGTAAAACTGGATTTTATGTTTACCGAAAACCACGAACGTGCGGAATTGATGAACCGTTATTTTGCACACACCGCAGGGGCGTGGAATACTAAGGTCGACAAGATTCAGGAGCATTTTGATAAAGCCGATATTGTCCCGCTTGATTTACGCCACCTGAATGCGGCAAACCGGCATAAATTGTTGCAGTATGTGTTATCATTGCCGAAAGAACAGCGGGATAAAGTCCGCTTATTGGTAAAAATATCGGAGTAAGTCATGCCGTCTGAACTGTATGTCAGCCGCGAAGTAAAAGTATTTTTAGGCGGGAAAACCGCCCCGTCCGAATTGTTGGACTATCTGTACCCGCGTCTTGCCGAAATCGACAAGGAAGCAGCCGAGCAAATGCAGGGCGAGTTTTCGGGCTGCGTATTTTCGATTGCGGATTTGTCCGCTGCGGCATTCGCCCGTGTGCGCGGATGGATACTTGAGGCGGCTGAAAAGTCCGAGTGGATTAAGCCCTACAAAGCCGATTTGAAAACCGCTCTAGAAGCTGATCCGAGATTCAAGCCTGTATAACCCGAAGGTCGTCTGAAACCGTTTCAGACGACCTTTTTTCATAACCGCTCAAATTTCGCGTTTAAGCGCGTTTTATCGGTCGGGATAGGCAAAGATATGTCCGAGAGTTTAAATGCAATCTGACGCAGCCCTAAAAGCCCTCTGAAAACGTTTTTTAAACCGCTGCCGTCTGCATTTTCGGATATGCCCCAAATTTGCGATTTTAGGCGGGTCGGATACCAAAGATAGGCAAACAGCCGAAATCTTAAAAATCAATCTGACGCGATTCTAAAGCGGTTTTAAAGTGGGTATTTTCATATTTTGCGCGTAAGGATTTTCAAAGGTCGTCTGAAACCTGAAATACGGTTTCGGGCGGCCTTTTTCATTTCGGACGGCAAAGTGAAGTCATGCCGCCGTCTGTTTGCCGTCATGCGTTGCACAATGGCGGCTATGAATACGAAAACATCACCCCTCAATATCAAATTGTCCGCCGCGCTGCCGGTTGCCTTGGCGACCCGTGCGGATGATGTGCGTACCTTTAAAGGCGTCGCCAACTCGGGCAAGCCGTTCGGCTACGGCGGTTATCCAACCGTCGTCGATTTGGCGGAGCTGTCGCACAAAGCGTCCGTCCCCGTCCTGTTGGAGCATTCGCCGCTGAAAATGGCGGGCGTGTGCAGCCTGTCGGTAACGGCGGACGGTCTGATTGCCGAGGGCAGTCTGTTGTCCAACGAGTTTGGCACGCAGATCGCCGAAGCAGCCGACCAAGGTTTTCCTTGGGAAATGTCGGTTTACGCGCAGGCGGAATCCTACGAGGAGCTGGCGGCGGGCGCGGTATTGTCCGTCAACGGCAACGAGGTAACGGGTCCTGCGGTGATTTTGCGCCGCTGCACCATCCGCGAGGTGTCGTTTACCGCCATTGGGGCGGACAGTGAGACGGAGGCGGTGGTGTTGTCGGACGGCAGCCCCTTGCCGGATATTTTTAAACAACCTTTGGAGTTATCCATGACACCAGACGAAAAGAAAGCGTTTGACGAGCTGAAAGCGGAAGTCGATACGCTCAAGGCTGAAAAAGCCGAAGTCGAGAAAAAGCTGAAAGAAGCCGAAGCGGCTGCCAAGAAAGAAAAAGTCAAGGCGAAATTGTCCGCCGCAGGTTTCAAAGAAACCGAAGACGGCAAGTTTGAAGGCTTGTCCGATGCGACGATGACCGTGCTTTTGTCTGCCGACATTGACGCGGCGGAAGCCATGATTGCCGATTTGACGCCGAAAGCCGCTCCGTCTGCCGTACCGCCCGCGCTGTTGAGCGAAGGCGCAGGTAAGGACGATTCTGAAAACACTGGTGCAGAAGGCAAATTCTCTATTGCCAGCCGCAAAGGCTCATTGGGAGGCTCTTATGTCTAAAGTCAAAACCGAAATCTTAGGCCCTGTCATTTCCGACTTTTTGAAATACGAAGCAACGCCGCAGACCCGCGTTGCCGTTGCCGCCGAAACCGGCACAAAGGCAGGCAAGTTTGTCGAGTACCCGCTGCGCGGCAAAAAGCTGGTGGCGCTGACTGATGAAGCCGACGGCAAAGTCATCGTCCAACCGCTCAACTGCATCATCGACCTGTCAAAAGTCGCCGATGCGGATGTCAAAGCGGCGACCACCGGCAAAACCTTGGACGCGCTGAAAAAAGAAGGCGACGCGTACGGCATCGTTTACCAAGGCACGCCCGCCGCCTGATTTCAGACGACCTTTAAACCCGATTTAAAAAGGACACATCATGCCTTTATCCGATAACAGCAAGTTTGGCTTGCAGGCTTTGACCACCGCCGTCAACAAAATCGACCCGGGCGCAAGCCAAATCCGCGAGCTGGGCATCTTCGAACCCGAATATCTGACCACCACTTATGCCGACATTGAGTTCCAAGACGGCAAAGTCAGCTTGGTTGCCAGCAAAGAGCGCGGCACATCCGGTCAGGCGGTGGACAGCCCGAAACGCACCGTGCGCACCGTCAAAATCCCGCACCTGCCGATTCACGACATCATCCGCGCCGACGACGTGCAAAACCTGCGCGCTTTCGGCACAACCCAAGCCGCAACCGTCATGGACAAGGTCAACGAAAAGCTGGCCGGTGGCAAATCTGACCTCGAATACACCCGCGAACACCTCATGCTCGGCGCGTTGCAAAGCAAGATTTTGGATGCGGACGGCAGCGTGATTTTGGACATCAATGCCGATTTCGGCGTTACACGCAAAACGCAAAATATCGAATTGTCCAAAGATACGACCAAAGTCGGCTCGGTATTGGACAAGCTCTTGTCTGAGCAACGCCAAAAATTCGCCGGTGCGCAAGTGCGCGGCTGGGTGGTGTATTGCGGCATCGATTTCCTGAACGCGCTCAAAGAGCATAAATCCATCTTCGAAGTGTACAAACGCTACGACGAGGCACGCGCCTACCGCGAAGGCGATACGCTCAATCCGACCGAGTTTGTTTACAAGGGCATCCGCTTTATCGAGTATGCCAACCATTTCGGCAGCGACGCCGACATTGCGGCGGACAAAGCGATTCTGTTGCCGGTTGGCCGTAATCTCTACAAAGAGTATTTCGCACCTGCCGACATGGCCTCAACTGTAAACACCCGCGCCCTGCCGTATTACGCCAGCCGCGAGAAATTGCAGCACGACAAGGGTTGGAGCCTCCACATGCAGTCAAACCCGCTGCCGATTGCGCTGCGCCCCGAGTTGTTGGCAACGCTGACCATGTCTTAAACGGATTTCAGACGACCTTTAAGGCAACAAAAAGGTCGTCTGAAAACGGAGGACGGCATGATTACCATCCAAGACATGATTACCCGCTTCGGCGAGCAGGAAATGGCGGAGCGGTCGAATCATGAAAACTACGAATACATCAACGAAGATGTATTAAACGCGGCAATCGCCGATGCGGAAGAAGAGGCGGCAAGCTACCTTCGGGCGGCGAAACTGTTTTTTACCAACGACACCGCGCCGCAGGTTTTGAAAATCAAAGTCTGCGACATCGCCCGCTACTACCTCTACGACGACGCGGTAACAGGCATTGTCGAGGAGCGTTATCAGTCGGCGGTCGCTTGGCTCAAGATGGTCGTCAAAAATCCGAATATGCTGGACGAGACCCGCGTATCGGATGACCGCATACCGTCAACTTGTGCCGTTTATGTCAATGCCGAACCCGATTTGCGGGAATGGCTGAAGGAGTAAGCGATGCGGATTACGGTATCACACAATTTATCGCGCATCGCCCAAAGCCTGAACCGCCTGTCGGGCAAGTTGACAGGCAGCCTTGAAGAGCCTTTGCGCGCCATCGGCGGCATCCTCGAATCCTCGACCCGCCGCCGTATCGCCGAAACCAAAACCGCGCCCGACGGCAAACGCTGGGCGGACGTATCCCCCGCTACGGCACAAGCCAAAAACGGACGCGGCGGGATTTTGGTGGATCACGGCAACCTCTTGGCAAGCATTACGCACGAGGCATCGGCAAAAAGCGTGATTACCGGCTCAATCATGGGCTACTCGGTTTATGCGCAGAAAGGCACGAAAAACATGCCGGCGCGTCCGTACTTAGGTTTGTCGGTGCAGGATTATCAACACATCGGCGAACTGATGGAGGACTGGCTTAACGGTCAGTTTGATTAATGGCTTTAAAACAGCATGAAAACTTATTGGCGGTCTATCCCGAAATCCTAGGCCGTCTGAAAACCGTCAAAGGCATTAAGGCGGTCAAGGAGATCGGCGAACTTGCCGAGCTGCTCGCCCAAGGCACGGCGAAGCGCAAAGCCGCCCCGCTGGACGGCGCGGTCTATGTCGTTTACGGCGGCTCGACCTTTGCCGACGAAGCGAAAAACGGCAAATACCTCAAATCGACGCTGCACTTTACCTTTGTTTTGGCGCGAAGCTATACCGCCAACGGCAAATCCACGCTGTACGAGGTCGGCGAGACCCTGACGGCAATCCAACGGGCGTTTTCAGGCTGGGACGCGGGCGACGAATATGCCGTTACCCCTTTCCGCCGCATCGCCTCGCCATCCATCGAATACAACGACGGCTTTGCCTTTTACCCTATTTCATTCGCCTGCGATACCGTGCAGGCGGCAAACTAAAGGAGCTGCCACATGGCAAAACAAAACGACCACGGCTTAATCTTTGAGGGCGACGTCAAGGTGCGCAACCTCAATCAAAAAGGCTCGGGTTTTATCGAAATCGGTAATACCACCGCCCTGACCACGCAGACCAGCGTGGAAACCAAAGAGCGCGTGTCCAAGCAAAAAGGCACTTACGGCAGCGCACTCGACAGCCTGAAAACCGTCAAGCCCACCGAAATCGGCCTGAAGCTCGACACCTTCGACAAAGACAACCTCGCGCTTGCCCTGATGGGCGAAGCCGCCGTCATCGCGGCAACGGCGCAGACCGTTACCGACGAGACCGTAACCATCGGCAAGAAAGGCATGGCGTACAAACTGGCAAACGGCAACATCGACCCGGTTACCGTCAAAGTCAAAAACAAGTCCAAAGCTGCCGTTGACGCGGCACATATCGACATCAACGCCACCTTGGGCATGATTACCGTCCTGCCTACTGCCGACACCGTCAATGACGGCGAAGAAATTACCGTCGAATACAAAACCCGCGATTCCGGCGGCTACAAAGTGTCCGCCGCGACCTTGTCCCGCTTGGATTTGGAAATCTACGTTGACGGCCGCAACCGCGTTACCGGCGAGACCGGCATCCTGCACATCCCCCATGCCGTATTGGCTGCGGACGGCAGTATCGACTGGTTCGGCGACGATTTCAACGAAGCCGAATTCAAAGGCACGGCGGTGTTGGCTTCGGGCGAAACCTCGACCTATTCCTTCACGTTGTACAACAACTAAAGATTCGGGCGGCTTATGCGGATTGGCGGGTTCACCGGTCGGGCTGTCCGATAAACGGCAAAAAGGTCGTCTGAAACGGGCTTCTGCGTGTAGGCGCAGCGGCGTGGAGTTTCAGACGACCTTTTTTTAAACGGGTTTTAAAACAGGGTTAATTATGGCAAACATCCAAGCGGGTATTGAGATTAAGGCGGGTGTGTCCGGTGCCGAACACATCGACGCGCTGGCGCAGTCCATCGAGGCGGCGGGCATTGATACGGGCAAGCTGGCCACCGAAGCGAAAGAGCTGGGCGCGACGCTGGCGAAAGCCCAAGCGCAACAGGCGGCGATTGCGGAATACAAGGCGTTGTCGGCGGAATTGGACAACACTGCCAAAGAAATGCGCGCGCTGGACGAATTGACCGCGACGCTGGAGAAATCCATGCGCGGCGGCGGTACGCAGCAACAGCAGGCCGATTTGGCGAAACTTCGCGCCGAATCCGAGCGGCTGGCAAAAAGCGAAACCGAGCTGACGGGCAAGCTGTATGCCGCCCGCGATGCGATGTCGGTGTCGGGCGTATCCGTCAAAAACCTTGCCGCCGAAGAGGCGCGCCTGTCGTCCGAATCCGCTGCAGCAACAGCGCAGCTCGACCGTCTGACCGCCGAAGCGCAAACCCTAAAAGCCATCGCCGATGCCAAAATCCAGCTCGGCATCGATACCGACGATAAGGCGCGGCAGGAAATCCAAAAGACCAAAGACGCTTACGAACTGCTCAAAGACAGCGGCACGCTCTCGCATGAAGAGTTGGCGCGGGCGGCGCAGTTGCAGGAAGGCAAGGTGCGCAAACTCGAAACCAGCTTGAAAGGCGTGAAGCCGTCTATTACCGAAGTTGCTTCGGAGATTCAGGGCTTGGTTGGCGGCGCGGGCGGCTTGGCGTTTGCCACCCGCGAGGCGATGAAGTTTGAAACCGCGATGGCGGGCGTGAAAAAAGTTGCCGAAGGCACGGATGAGCAGTACGCCCAACTTTCAGACGAGCTGAAGAAAATGGGCGCCGAATTGGGCATTTCCGCCGCCGAAATGGCGGATCTTGCCGCAGCGGGCGGACAACTTGGCATCCCGATTGAGAAGTTGTCGGAATTTACCGCCATCGCGTCCAAGATGTCGGTTGCCTTCGGGATGAGTGCGGAAGAGGCAGGCAATGCCGCCGCGACGATTGCCAACGTGTTCCAGCTCCCAATCGGCGAGGTCGAGAAGCTCGGCGATGCCATTAACGTTTTGGGCAACAATACCGCCGCCCGTGAAAAAGACATTGTTGCGGCGATGGCGCGTATCGGCGGTACGGCGAAACAGTTCGGACTTGCCGCCGACGAAGCCGCTGCGCTTGCCGACGCCTTTATTGCTTTGGGCAAACCGCCCGAAGTGGCGGCGACCGCCATCAATGCGCTGTTGCAAAAACTGCAAACGGCGCAAAGTCAGGGCAAGGGTTTCCAAGACGCGCTCGCGTCCATCGGTACGTCTGCCGACGAGATGGCGGCAAACATCGCCGCCAATCCGCAGCAGGCATTGACCGAGTTCCTGCACAAACTCGAAGGCTTGGACAAACAAAGCCGTGCCCTGACGCTCTCGCAACTCTTCGGCACCGAGTACAGCGACGACATCGCCCTCTTGGTCGGCTCGCTCGGCGAATATGAAAAGGCTTTGGGCTTGGTCGCCGACAAGGGACAGGTCGTCGGCGCGATGCAAAAAGAAGTGGCAAACGCCATGTCCACCAGCGAGGCGCAGATTGCAAAAGCCAAGCAGGAAATCATCAACGTTGCCATCGAGGTCGGCGAAAAGCTGCTGCCTTTGGTGTCTTTGTTGGCGAGTACGGTGGGCGGCGTCGCCGGAGCGGTCGGCGCGATTACGGAAGAGTTCCCCGTTTTGACGCAGCTTGCCGCGTTGTTTGCGGCGGGTGCGGTTGCCGTCAAGGCTTATGAAGCGGCTGTCCGCCTGACGGGCGGCGCGGTATCGGCATCATTTGCAACCCAGCGCGTCAGCATTGAGGCAACTAAAGCATCCATCCTGACGACCACTGCCGCTGCCCGAGAGCTGGGCATCGCGCTCAAATCTGCCGCCGCCGGTAACGGCTTTGGTAACGGAGCGGCTGCTGCGGGTGTGTTGGCGCAAAACCTTAAACTGGCGGTGGCCAATGCGGGATTGTTGTTTGTGGCATTTGAGGCGGGGCAGGCGGTTGGCTCTTGGTTGCGTGAAAACACCGATTGGGCAAAACTTTTCGGAGACAACCTTGCCCGTATCCCTGTCATTATAGACAGCCTGTTTACTACGGGCGGACTGGATAAATACCGCGAACATTTCAAAACCGAAGCCCAAATCAAGCGTGAGTTGGCCGAAGCAGATAAAAAGGCGCAAGAAGCCGCCGAAAAAGCCGCAGCCGCCAAAGCTAAAGCCGCTGAAGAAGAGGCAGCCGCCGTCAAAGCCCTGCAAGCCGAATATCGTGCTTCCGCTGCCGAGCAGGCGGCGTTGGAGCGCAGTATGGCCGCCTTGCGTGCCGACGGGCGAGAAAACGGCGACTTTTACAGCGAGCTGGCAATCAAACTGGAAAACGTGCGCGATAAAACCGCCGAACTGAAAGCCGAGCTGGATAAGAAAAACATCAAAATCAGCGCGGACACGGGCGAACTTGCCGAAGCGCAAAAAGCCCTCGAATCTTTGGGGCTGACGGCTGAAGAAGTAACCACCGGAATGAGCAAAAAAGCGGCGGAAGGGATTGCCAACTTTTCCACCGCTGCCGCCAAGTTCGGCAACGATGCCGAGCAGATGTCGCGATTGTTTCAGGCGGCGTTAAAGCAGATGGACAGCCCCGAAGCTGTTGAGAAACTGAAAGCCGCCTTGGAGGACGCGGGCAAACAGGCAGGCATGACCGCCGAGGAAATCAAAAAAATCGGCGATGCCGCGCCCGTCGCGTCTGACAAGGTTGCCGACGCCTTTGCCAAAATCGGCGTGGACAGCAAGGCCGTGATGACGGGTATCAGCAGCGACGCACGTCAGGCGTTTGCCGACTTTAAGGACGCATCCGAACAGGCGGCGGCTGCCGGTCAAAAAGATGCCAAGCTGATGCAGGCGGCGTTTGAGCAGATGATGGGCAAACTCAAAAGCAAAGAGGAATTTGCCGAGTTCCAAAACCAGCTCAAAGCCAGCGGCGACGCGGCATTGTTGACACAGGAGCAGCTTGCCCGTTTGGGCGACGCGGCGTCAGGCGGTGCGGAAAAAGCCAAAGCCGCCTATCAAGGGCTGAACGATACGGCAGCGCAGGCGGGCGAAGCTGCCAAAAACGCCCACGACAAGGGCGCGCAGGCGGCGGAAGGTCATGCCCAGTCTGTCGGCAAGGTGGTCAAGGCAAACGACGAAGCGGCGGCGAGTGCGGAAAAGGCGGCGGCAGCGACCGAAAAAGCCGCCAAAGCTGTTACCGACTACGGCTACCGGCTCAGTCAGACGGGCGGCTACGTTAAGTTCAACAACGAGCAGCTCGAGTTGATGAACCAAAAATTCAGGGGCGTCAAAATCGGCATGGAGGCGACGCTGCAAATCGGGCGCATGAAGGACTACACCCAGCAGATTTACCTTGCCAACTCCGCCATGCAGCGGTTGAGTGATGCAACGGCGCAGGGCGCGTTGACACAGGGGGTATTGAACGATGCAGCCAGTGCGGCCGCCCGTGCCGCCGACAAGCTGGGCAATACCGAGCTGACCAAGTTTCGCAATGCGATTGCCGACGCGCAACGCCGCCTGAACGCGCTGCGCCAAGAGGCAAGCGACGCGACGCGCGCCCTTGAGGCGGAGCTTGCCGAACTCAACGGCAACGCCGAGGCGGGCTACGCTTTGCAGCAGGAGAAAAAGCTGCGCGAGCTGAATCAGAAACTGGCAAACGCCAAGCAACTGGGACAGGGAGACATCGCCCGCGAATATCAGCGTCAAATCGAGTTGCAGCAGCAAATCTACGACCGCCAACGCAACAAACGCGCCGAATCTGCCGCGCAGGAACGCGCCCGCAGCCAAAACACGGCAAGCGGCAGTAATAACGTGGCGCGTCAGTTGCAGCAAATCGGCAATCCGCAGGTCAACGTCAATACAGACGACCTCAACCGCATTTTGGCACAGCGCGACGAGGCAGTCGCCAACAAAGCAGTCGGCAGCCTGATGACGCAACTGGAAAACTCGTTCAAGCGGACGAGTTAATCCAAGCGGCAAATACAAACCCGACTGCAACCATGCCAAGCCCCGATTTTCGGGGCTTTTGCTTTAATGGGGTTTTATATTTAGGCAAAGGTCGTCTGAAATGGCTGATTGGATTTTAAAGCGCAAGGACACCGGCGCAACCGTCCGCCTGCCGCAGGATATGCGCTGGGAAGATGAATTTGGGTGGAACAAGGTGGCGCAGGCCGCGCCGCAGCGCACGCTGTCGGGCGGGCTGGTCGTCCAGCAGGGCATCAAGGTAAACGGCCGTCCGATTACGCTTTCGGGCGATTGGGTATGGCTGGACTTGGGGTCTTTGCGCACTTTGCGCGATTGGACGGACGTCCCCGAATTGGAAATGACGTTGTCCCATTACGACGGACGCGAATTTAATGTCATTTGGCGCACGCATGACGCGGCTTTGGGCAACGTCGAGCCGGTGCGGTACTCGACGCCCGAGGCGGACAGCGAGCGATATACCGCCAAACTCTGCCTGATGACGTTTTAAGGTCGTCTGAAAGCAGGTTTAAACAGGATTTAAAAAGGTTTCAAACATGGAAAAGACAACGCGTCTGACACAACAGGATTTGCAGATTTACCCCAGCCAGCGTATGACCGATACGCCTGACGGCGGCGGGTTGATGGTGGGGCAGCCGCTGACGGGCGAGGATAACGAGATTTTCCCGCCCGTCTCGGACGTTGACCGCACGATGGGCAGCTTGGACGCGCGCCTGCTCTACCCTGCCGTATTGCGCAATGATTCCGAGCCGCTCTATGGCGGGCATTTCGTCATTACCGAGCCGCCGAGTTCCGAGAACGTGTCATTTTTGGCGTTCAAAGCGCGTAACTACGGCGAGAGCCGCGCAGACATCATGCCGCGTATTGAGGCTTATTCCGTACCGACGGTCGAAAGCCGCATGACGCTGATGGGGCGGCATTTGGCGGGCGTGCGCCTTGTGCAGGCATATCAGCGCGAAGAAGCCCCGCTGCCTAAAGTGGGCGAGCGGTATTGCTTACAATACGAAGACAAAACCAATGCCAAGACCGAACGCATTACCGAATATTTCCGCATCGCCAACCTGACGCACGAAATGCGGACGTTTGAAATTCCCCTGCCGAGCGGGCAGACCAAAGAAATCCGCCGCCGCGTCGTCAAAATGGAGACGACCAACCCGCTGACGCGTGACTTTGACGGCGTGGACTACCCCGTCGAGGGATATGCAGGCAGCAAGGTCAAGATTTTGGAAACGCAGGTCGCCGATTCGGCAAGTTATTACGGTGTCAAACCTGTTTCAGACGACCTCAAGGCGGGCGACGCATCGCTGACGGTAGCCAGCATTTACGAAAAGCTGGTTCCCACTTCGACGGTGGAGACGCCGTATGCCGACCAATATCCCGTTGCGGGCGATATGTGGGTGGCTGCCGCGCCTGAAAAACAGGTGTTTCACGGTTATGTATCGGGCGGTACGCTGACGATGCCCCATTCGCTTTTGCCTGGCAGCATCAAAATCGGCAACTACAAAGACAATGCGCAGGGGCAGTTGGTCTCCGGCGACAACATCATCCAAGCCGACTACGAAAAAGGCCGTCTGAGCGGCATCCCAAGCGGGACTTATACCGTTTCCGCCATCCCCGCCGCCAAATCGTCGGCGGCCCGGTTTGCCTTTTCGGTCGAAATCAAAGAGACCAACCAAGGCACGGCATTTGCGCCACTGCTGACCCCCGCCCCCGCTGCGGGCAGCCTGAAAGTGTCGTTTATGGCGTTGGGCGTTTGGTATCTGCTCGCCGATTCGGGCGACGGCGTGTTGCGCGATGAAGCAGGCAAGGCGGTAGGCACGGTGTCGTCAACCACCGGCTCTGTCGTGCTTAATCTGCCCGTATTGCCCGATGTCGGCAGCCGCCTTGTGTTCCAATGGGGCGGGATTTCGGGGTTTGCGTCATCCGACGGAGGTAAGACAGGGACGGCAGCGACGCCGAAACCCGCAGAAAGTAAATGCACCTATGGCTTGGGTCATCCCATCAAGCCGGGTACGTTGGTATTGACTTGGGAGGACAGCGGCACCAAAACCGCCCGCGACGACGGCAACGGCAGTCTGACGGGCGATATGCAGGGGTCGGTGGATTACCTCAACGGCGTGATTTCGACCGAACGCTACATCAACAGCAACACGGTCGAATATGCCTGCGAAGAGACGCGCCGAATCAGCGCAAGCGTGGTCGGCGGCGCAGGCTACGGCATGACGGCGGAGGATAAGGGAGTGCATTGGGAGCTGGTATTCAAGGACGCTACGCCTAATCAGTCGGTCTTCAGGTTGGATGTCAAAGGGCAAGTCTCTGAAGAGACAGAGTACACGGTGCCGAATTGGTATGGCGCAGCGGTTAGATAGGAGATGAAAATGGCGATTTCTGCCGGAAAAGAAATTAAATCAGGTACGGCGCGTATCAGTCTGCTCGCAGTCAAAGGCGGCTGGAAAGCGGGTAAAAACACCGTGCAGGGTATCCGCTGGGACAGCGGCAAGCTGATTGTGCCTAAATCCGCGTTGCGGGTGGAGGCGTTGGCTTGGGCGACCAAATCTTATTCAACTTTGGGGGCCGCATGGCGCGCGCAGGAAAAAGACGCGACCGCCAAGAAAACCGTCGATATGTCCTTCAGCGATTGGAATGCGGAATTTTTGTCCGCCGACTCGTCCCATGCCAAGCCCCGAAGCGGGCGTCTGGCAGGCGGGCTGACATTTAATGTCTTGATTGACTTTGACCAAGGCAGCACCTGCGTCTTTAATTCGTGGTCTTTTTCAGACGGCACGACCGAAATCGTCGAATACGGCGGCACGCTTTATAAAAACTGGGATGCAGCCAAAGGCAGCGGCGAAAATATCGGCACATTGTCCGCATCGGGCGAGGTGTCCATCAACGACCCAGCCGTCAAATTTCAAAGCCTCAAGGTAACGGGCGGGGTTGTCCGCTTGCCGCAGGTTAAGATTTTTTCTTACGCGGGGCGCACGCCCGCCGCGCCGGTCAAGCCCGAAAGCTTTACCGTTTATGCCAACAACGGCGACATCGTAGGCCGCAGCAATGCCGAAGGCAATATCGAAGGCGGCATCACAGGGAAAATCGACTACGAAACAGGTTTCTACGAAATTACCCGCACCGCAGGCTTTTATCCCGAAGAGCTGCGATACAACGCCGTAACCCAAGACAATCTGCCTTTGGATTCGTCGATTATCGGTATCGATGCCGTGCGCCTGCCTGCCGACGGACGCGTCCCCGTGTTCCGTAAGGGCGACATGATTGTGATTTCCAACCGCCTCAAGCAGGATTTGGGCAGCGCGTTTACCGCCGCCCAGAAAATCACGCTCAACCGTCAAAACCTCGACCGCCTATGCTTGGTCGACAGCAAGGGCAAACACGTCCTCGCCGAAAAATACACGGCAGACCTCAAAGCGGGCAGCATTACCTTTGCCGAGCCGTTGGACTTGTCGCAATACACCCTGCCACTGACCGCCGTTTGTGCATGGGAAGAGGAAAACCGCATTACGGGCGTCGATATTTCGGGTCGTCTGAAACTGCAATTTGCCATTTCGCGCGCCTACCCCAAAGCAGGGACTTACGTTTCATCCGCCCTGATCGGCGGCGATTTGCTGGTACGCGCGACCGAGCCTTTCTCTCAACAAGCATGGGACAACGTTTGGGCGGATTCTCGGCGCGGCGATCCGATTCTGGCAAAGGCCAACGTCAAGGACTACCCGATCAAACTCGCCAGCAACGGCGCGATTACCGAGCGTTGGCTGATTAGATTCACTACTGCAAACCAGTTCGAGCTTTACGGCGAGCAGCTGGGCTTGGTTGCCAAGAGCGATACCCTGACCGACCTTGCCCCGACCAATCCCGCCACGGGCAAGCCGTACTTTACGATTAAATCGACAGCGTTCGGCGGCGGATGGGCGGTTCAAAACTGCATCCGTTTCAACACCTACGGCACGCCGCTGCCCGTGTGGATTCTCCGCAGCGTCCAGCCCTCGCCCGACAGGCAGGAAGGTCGCGACGGCTTCACCGCCTGCCTGCGCGGAAATACGGTGGCGGAATAGGCATAAAGAATAAAGGTCGTCTGAAGGAGTTTCAGACGACCTTTTTAATTAAAATGATTAGTTGATTTGCATTTATGCCTTTTATCTGTAAAATATACCTTTTAACCGACAAAGGGAAGGCAAATGGGGAAAAGCGTGAAAATTCTTATTGTCGTGGTATCTATTCTGGTTGGATATGCGGCATATGATTATTTTACAAAAAGTAATAGGAAGAAAGAATACACAATGACCGTTTCGGAAATTGAAGCGGTTGTAGCTGTGAATTTCAACGATCTTATGCTTTGTAAAGGGTATGCCATGCAAGGGCGAAAAAAAGAGGCTAGTGATTGTTGGTTGGCAAATTACGAAAAAACAAAAGAAGGTACTAGATACGACACTGCGGTAAAAGAAATATATGCTATGGCTCAAGAAGATGAGTCCAAGCAAAAGGACATACAATTCTTAAAAATTGCACGATATATAGACATGAACCGCAGTGCATCAATGTATATTTTGGAGGCAACAAAAGAATAAAATTTGAATGCAACCATGCCAAGCCCCGATTTTCGGGGCTTTTGCTTTAATAAGGCTTTATTTTTAAAGCAAAGGTCGTCTGAAATGTTTAATACCGAAAGAGTACCGGTTAAGGTTTACCGCTGGGACGACGCAGGTGCGCCCAAGCTGACGACTGATGACGGAGCGTTTAAAACTGTTTTAAAGGCCTGTTTAGTAACGGGTTATGGCGAGGGTGAGAATCGGAAAGAGCCGCTGGGATGGGAAATCCACCAAGAAACGGAAACTGCCGCCTATTTCCGCTCTGTCTCTGAAAAATCATCCAAGCCATATCTATTGGTCAATGGTAGTTCGAGCGGTTATTACAATTCTGTTTCGGCTAAATTCAAAGTATCTGCGGATCTCCAGCCTCACGTTGCTAATAATAATGTTGCCGCTGAGGCTGGTAATTCTGTCAATGAGTTGTACTGTAGATCTCGACGTGACTGGGTTTTAATTGGGAATGAACGTGGGTTTTGGTTGGTTGTCGGGTCGAAATATGAACGTAGTAGACCTGGTATTGGTTATAAAACAACACCATCGGCAACTGCTTTATTTTTTGGAGATTTCGCAAGTGCGGCGCCGTTTGATGTATCTAATGCTGCATTGATGACTATCACCCTTTCGGATTACTCCATTAGTAAAAGCTTTAACAGTACTGCTACTTTTTCAGGAGGAGTTGATAATAATATCCCTACTAAAGCAAGAATACGTTCATTAATGTCATTTGATAGTGGTGGTAACGAGGCGGTTGACGGGATTGCTAAAAAACTGATTGCAACGCCTTTTTATTTTTTTGAGGGCGGCAATCTACGCGGGCTGGTTCCGGGATGTCTCGGGGCATCTACATCTTGGTTTTCAGAAAATAATTGTTTTGAACAATACCGTTTGGACAACAGTCCGGACGAGTTTTTAATTTTCACCACCGGATACGCCGAAAAGGATGGTGTCGGTCGGAATTTTTTGATTAACCTGACTGCATGGGACATGTAACGATGGGTGTGCTTTTGTCAGACGGACTTGTGTTTGCCGACCCCGTCTATGGCGGTCGCGGCTATATTGCAGGGGAGGCAGAGGGGATTGTTACCGTCGGAGGGCAGCCTGCGGAACGCAAAATACTGCTTTTCGAGCGGCGGAATTTTAAGGTCATTCGAACTCAATGGAGCAAGGCTGACGGGTCATACCGCTTTGATTACCTGAATCCGAATAAAGAATTTTTGATGGTTGCGCTTGACCATAAAAAGCAATACGAGCCTGTCTCCTATGATTTCATCAAGCCATTTGTCGATACTGACGGCGGATAAGGTCGTCTGAAATGTCTGACGATAAATCCAAAACCTATGCCGATTCCGCGCGGATTCCGCTGCCTTTCGGGGCGTTGATTGCACAGCGTAAACCGTCAAACCGATTGCCGATACCGTTTACCCGTCCGCTGCGCCATATTGCGGCAGGCGGGGCGGTTGCGCCGATTGAGCCGCCAAAGCCCAAACCGCCCGAGCCTTATGCGCCACCGGCAGGATATGCCGCCGTATCGGGGGAATGGGGGTTTGTTCTGCATGCGGTTGGAACGGGGGCGGCTTGTCTGACCGGTGGCTTTGCCGGCAGTAGTGCGGAGGTCGGAATGTCGGGCGTGTCGGTCAAGGCTGTTGACGTTGCCCATTGTTTTCAGACGACCTTTGATGGTATGGCCGCGCTTGAAGGTCGTCTGAAAGCGCAGTCCGAGCCGTCGTTTGCGGTTTTGGCTTGTGCGTCCGGTATTCAAAGCGCGATGGACGGGCTGGACGGCTGCTCCGGCACGAACACGACAGGCAGCCTGTTTTTGACGGGCTGCGGCGGCGACACGCAGGCGGCACGGGCGGGCGAACGCTTGGAAACCCACGCGGACAGTACGTTTTCAGACGACGCTTTGTTGGTCGGCTGTTTACAGTCGGACATCCTCGCTGCGGTGGATTTGGCGCGTTGCTTCAGCCCTGAATCCCTGCCCGCCGTTACCGTTCCCTGCGAATACTACGAGATTCCGGTCGAGCCTGAGCCGGTTCCTGAAACCTACGTCTGCGGCATCCGCCCGCCGTCAAACCGCCTCGCCCTGCGGTTTTACCGTAAAAAAATCGCGCACGACCCGCGCCATATTCCGCTGCCGTTCGCTTGTTTCGACACGGCAAAAACCCCTATTTTAAACGGATACATCATGCAAAACACCGTCAAAGCCACGGCGGACGGGCAGCCGATTGAGTTTTTTTCCGCCTCGTTTACCGCCGATACGGGCGGCTATTGCTGGCAAGGCAGCCTGACCGTATCGCCCGAGGATTTCGCCAAAATCAATCCTGACGCACGCGCAAAGGGTGAGGAAGCGCAAATCAAGGTGCAAATCAATGCCGACACTTTTGTCATCATTGCCGAGGATTACAGCGACAACCGCAGATTCGGGCAAAAGAGCTATACGGTAACAGGCAGGAGCGTTACCGCCCGCTTGGGCGCGGACTACGCACCCAAAGGCAGCGGCACATACCGCAACCCTATCTACGCCCAACAAATCGCCACGGAGGTCTTGAGACCGACGGGCGTGGGCTTGGACGGATGGATGATGGCGGATTGGTTGATCCCTGCCGATGTGTACGCATTGACGGACAAAACGCCGATGGCGGTATTGCAAGAGCTGGCGCAGGCGGCGGGCGGGTTTATTGAGAGCGACCGCGCCAAGCCTGCCCTGCGGTTTAAGCCGAAGTGGAAAATTGCGGCTTGGGAGGTGGCGCAGGCGGCGGCGGATGTTACCGTGCCTGCCAGTGTGATTTACAGCATCAGCGGGCAGCGAAACATATCCGAGCGGGCGAACGGGATTTATGTTTGGCCGAGCCATAACAAGGGCAAGGGCGCGGACGTGTACCGCAACGGCAGCAACCGCGAGCCGCGAGCCTCTGCGTTGACCCACGCGCTTTATACCGACCAACCTGTTTTGCTGGCCGCAGGTGTTGCCGCCTTGAGCGCGACGGGCGTCCACAAGCGCGAGACCGTATCGCTGCCTGTGTCAGACAAATATGCGATTCCGATGGCTAATTTGGGCGAAATTTGGCAAATCAGCGAGCCGTCCGGCAACTGGCAGGGCGTGGTCGTAGGCGTATCGGTCGAGATCAAAATCGAAAACGACGCGCCTGTCGTTACTCAAAATGTAAGCATCGACCGCTATTTGGACGATTAAAGCCGCTTTAAAAATGCTTTAAAGGTCGTCTGAAAGCCATGTTCAGACGACCTTTTATCTATTTGTTGGGAGTAACAAAATGACCAATCTGTATCAAAACCTGACGGCACTGCTCAACCGAGAGCAGCGCGGCATCGCCAAAATAACGGGCGATTTGGGCGGCGGCTCATGGGCGGCGCAAACGCAAAGCGGCGGGAATATCGTTTTGAGCGGTCAGGCTGCCTTAAATCAACGGGTTTTCTACGATATCCGCACCAACCGCATCATCAGCCAAGCCCCTGACGCTGCTGTTTTGGAGTTGGGCGTGTAGTGTTGAGTGCAGGCAAGCCGCCCGGGTGGTGGGCGATGATTTGGGATAATTTGTTTTATTTTGAGGGTGTGATGAGTACCGATATTCTGCGCTTCAAACGGGGCGAGACCGTCGAAATCAGTGTTGTCTTTGATGTTTTGGACGACTTGGGTATTTCTGCCCTGACCGGCGTGACCGCTGCCGCCGAGCTTCGGCGCAAACATACTAAGGAGACGGTTGCCCGCTTTCAGACGACCCTTTACCCCGAAATACGCTTGGTGCTGTTGCGCTTGGATGCCGATGTGTGCCGAGGTTTGACAGAGGGGCATTACGTTTTTGATTTGCAATTTATTCGCCGATCTGACGGCTTGGTGCAATACAGCGGAGATATTCCGCTGGAGATTTTAAAGAGTACGAGCAATGTTGGGTAAGTTTCGAGTTTTTAAGGGCAATTTGGAAAATGCCGCGCATCGGTACGATGACGACTTGTATCGGACGTGGTTGATACAGCCCGAAAATCAAGGCAAATCATTTGAGGATTTCACTCGATGGCTTGCCGACGTTAAAAGCGAGGATGCGGGCGAAGCCCCTGATTTCGTCGCAAGATTTATTTTGGCAACTTCATAAGGCAGGTAAAAATGACATTAAGACAACGTATAGACGCGCTGGTGGACGCTATCGGCGCAAAATTCAAAGAGGTTATCGGTAAAATCGGCTCGACAGATATGCTGCAAACTACAGAGCGCGGCAGCGTGGTCGGCGCGGTAAACGAGCTGAAAACCCGTATTGACAACATCGGCAGCGGTAACGGCGGCGCGGCGATTGACGATACCGCGCCTGCGGCTGATAAGACTTACTCCAGCCAGAAGGTCGATTCGCTGATTGATGCGGCAAAAACGTCCGTTAAATCAGAGATTTTAGACGGCGCGGACGCGGCATACGATACGCTGGCGGAAGTTGCCAAGTATATTGAGCAGGATAAAACCGGTGCGACCGCGCTTTCGGAAGCCGTTGCCAAACGCCTGCGTATCGATGAGGCGCAAGTTTTGACACAGGCGCAAAAAACCGTGGTGGAAACCACGCTCAATCTTGGCGATACGGATACCGACTTCGTGGCTAAATTTAATCAGGCGTTGCAGTCATGACCTTGGTCGAGCGTTTTAAGCTGTTTGTCGATGCCGTTGCCGCCCGGTTTAAAGCGCAGGAGGCTGAAATCAGCAAGCTACGATCTGCGCAAGGTGGCGGTAAAAAAGAGTATCGGGAGATGTATATCCCACGATCGGACATTAAATTTCCAGAGGGAAATGGCAACAATAAGTGGATTACCATTCCATTTGATGTTCCTTTTTCTGAGCGTCCAATGGTCAATGTTGTGCTGGATATACAAGACCAAATGGCACGGGTCTTTTATGTGGGCAATATAACAACGGAAGGGTTCGATATAGGCATAAACTATGCGCCGGCACTCAAGGGCGTGTGGTATCAGGCTTGGATTGTTGATAAATAGGCAAGAAAAAAGGTCGTCTGAATACCGGCGACCTCAATAGGGAGATTTAAAAAATCAGTGGGACGGCGACGTAGCGGTGCGGCAACACCGCTACGCCAGCCAAGCAGTTCGCGCCTGCATTGACTTCTAAGGCCGCCTTAGTCTCGCGAGACCGAGGCATTCTATCTGATACAGGAGTGGATGCAAATGCAAATTTATCGTGAGTTACGCTGCAAATTTTGCGGCAAATTGCTGGCAAAAGGCAGCGGTTTCGTACAAATAAAATGCACGCGCTGCAAAAATATCAATTCTTTCAGTTGATTATAAAATTTAAGAATGCCGTCGAGCATCATATTAATCTGATTCAGAGCGTCGTCGAATGCCGATTTAGGAGTATATATGATGCAAAAACTGCAACAATCTTTACCCATCATCCCTTGGATGGGCGGGAAACGACGATTGGCAAAACACCTGTTGCCCATGTTCCCCGAGCATTCTTGTTATGTCGAGCTGTTTGCCGGCGGCGCGGCATTGTTCTTTCTTCGGCAAACACCCGCTAAAGTGGAGGTACTCAACGACATCAACGGACAGCTCATCAACCTGTACCGCGTGGTACAACACCATTTTGACGAGTTCGTCCGCCAGTTTGAGTGGACACTGACAAGCCGAGAGGTCTTTGCCCGCCTGCAAAGCACGCCGCCTGATTGCATGACCGATATTCAACGAGCTGCCCGGTTCTTCTACCTTCAACACAACGCCTTCGGCGGCAAGACCGTCCATCAACATTTTGGTACGGCTACCACGTCAAAAGCGTGGGATACGTCGCAAGTTGAAGCCAAATTAAAGGCTGCTAAAGACTGTTTAAAAGGTGTTTATATAGAAAGCGAACCGTGGGAGCGTTGTTTAAAACGATATGACCGCGAGCATACCTTCTTCTACGCAGACCCGCCGTACTGGCAAACCGCAGGGTACGACCACGCATTCGATTGGTCATAG